CTCTTACCTTTGCTGATTATGTCGCTTATTTTTCCAAACCTTAATGTATGTTTTGTCGCGCTTTTTAATTCCTCGGAAAGTTTGTTGTAGCTACGTGATAATTTTGCAACAGCAACGGTATCACCCGCTTTATTTGCATCTCTTATCTTAACTTTTAAATCTGCCAACTGAACGCGCAAAGCTGATACATTAGACATTACCACGCCGTAAGAATTACCGTTTTTTTCGATTGCTACGGTTGATTCCTCAATTGCGCTTGTAGTGTCTTTAATTTCTTGTGTTGCATTTGTCACGGGCGCGGATTCAATGTTTTTAACCGCATTTCCTATGGATTCTACGGATTGTGTTGTAACCGCGCTTGCTTTGCTTATTTCCGATGCGCTTTTAGAAAAACCCTTGCCAATGTTAACAGATAAGTTTGTTTTCATTTGGCTAGAAAATGATGCGGTTTTCTTTAATTCATCGTTGAATTGTTTGAGTGACGAAGTTGCGGAAATTGACGCGCCCTTAATCCTTTTCATGGATTCAATAAGGGTGTTTATTGCCGTTGTTGCGCCTTTGCTATTCTGTTTGATTTGGATCTCTAAACCATCAACTTGTACCGCCATTATTCTTTTTCCTCTTTTCCCATTGTTCCTTAAATTGATTGAGTTGGGCTATAACTTTCTGTTTAGCTTTTTCAGCCTCAATTTTCTTTTCTTCCTCGGTCTTTTCAAAGATTTCAATGGGCTTTTCAAGATATTTGTTGGGTTTGTGACTTTTTCCGTCAAAGTGTATGTTGCTTAACGCCGTAGAAAATGCGGTAAAATTATACAATCCTTGCAACCACATTTCCTCATTCCGGCGTTTAATGTCTAATTTATGTGCCTTTCTGTATGCTATATATCTTTCGGGGTTGCAATTCCAAAATTCATCATACGTCATGCCGTATGCCATATAAGTTGGACATACCTCGATAAATATATCTGCAAACGTTAAGGTTTTTTGCTTTTTGACAGTATCGTTATTTTCTTGTTCTAAAACTCTACTGTCACTTTCGCGTTTTTTCTTTCTTCCTCATCATCGTTTACAAGGCAATCATAAGGCTTGTAATATAACTTGGTTAAGCGTTCAAGCATACCGTTAGGCATACCGTGCATACCTTTCCACAAATCATCGATTTTGGTCTTAGAAACATTCTTGTGATTTGCCCTAAACGCGTATTCAAACAACTGTGGAATTGAAATCATGGGGGTTTTATCGATATCATCAATATTAAATCCCCTATACTGTGCATACTTAACGCTTTCTGCGGTAAATTCAAGTGTGTATTTATCGCCACTTTCTGTGTCTGTCAAAATAATAGGTGTAATTTCTTTTAATTCTTTTTCCATAGTTTTTATCTCCTATACAGATATTATTAAAGGCAAGTAATTGTGTAGTATAGGTACACAAAGCGGTGTTCCGTTGTCCTTGCCTTTATGTCAATGAGTTATTAAGTTGTGCTTGCGCTTGCCCAACCTACGATTTGGTTAGGGGTAACAAACGCGTCAATTTCCGCAACTTGATCTACGTCCATTCCCTTTAATCCAAGGGGTGAGGGATAACCCGCAAAGTAGAACGAGTCAAAGTTAGGAATTGCCACTTCAAACCATGTGGCCTTGTCGCTTTCTCTTGCCGTTTCTGATGCGGTTACAAGTGATCCCCACGCGGTCATAAACGCTCTTGTGAGATTTGCGGTAAAACCAAGTGAGTCACCTACTGACTTTAAGCCGGGAATAAAACGATGCCATTCTTTATCCGACAAATCTGTTACTTGAAGTGCGGACGGTTGGGGGTTAGCATCGGGTGTCTGCTTAATATTGGGTAAGGTTGTATATCCTGTTGTGGGGCGTGTTCCCGCCGTGGTTTCAACACAGAATTTTACGACAATGCCCGCCGTTGAAAATTCGTTAGCCATGTGCTATTTCTCCTTTCATTACTTGCAAATAAAAATAGGTTTATAAAGTATCGCCATCACCTATCACGCGCCTAAACACGGCTACCTTTCTAAAGTAGCTTGGTGTGTTTTCAAATTCGGGCATCGTGACAACTTCAAAGCGCATTACTTTCATTTCGTTTAAAACAAAGTTCATAACGCTTGTTGCGTTATCCATTGAGGATTCATCCGTAACCTCGATTTGGAACGTTGCTCTTACGGCGTTTATTGACGTTCCGTCTAAATCTCTCGCAAGTTCCATTGAACCGCGTTCGTGAACGTATATACACGGAAATGTAGGGTTCTGCGGTACTCTGTCGGACGTTGTAAACCTTGTTTTGGGATATTTAGTTTTTAGATCTTGCGGATATTTGTTTTTCAATCTTGAAAAAACCCTTGATTGAATATCATTCAACATCACTAAACACCTCGTCTGCTATCTTACGTATGGTTGATATCTTGCTAAGTTCCATAGCCGTTTCATACATAAAGGGCCTTGAACGCATACCTTGTGTTAACATCCAACGATTTGTGCGAGTATCAAAGTAAAACCAATAATAAGTTCCTTGCGATATTACCCTATCGCCCCATACAAGTGTTTCCTCTGCGTATTGTATGTGTTCGCCTACGTTGTAATCCCACTCAACGCCACTCGGCAAGGGGTATTTGTAGGGGTTTTGCTGTCCGTATTGTCCTGTTCCAAACTCAACAAATGCGGTGTGTTCCGAGTCGCTAACAATAAAAAAACAGCTATCGCGTTTTTCTACGTGTAAACTGTTTAACAATTCCGCGGTAAATACCGCGTCAAATTTCTGTACTTTTTCTTTTGCGACTTCAACACCATATTCGGCTAATCGCCGGATAAACAAGTCAACTTTTGCATCAAATTTACGCTTGTATAGGTTTAATTCGCCTATTGCGTTTTCAATGCTTGATAAATCAAACGGATTAAACTCTATCTTCGTCTTTTTTGCCATTGTAAGGCCCTCAATGGATATTTTATCACCCTATGATTTTAAGCCCCCTTGTTGGGCTTTCTAGGGCGCTTGATTAAGGTCTGCCGATTTAATTCGTTTGCCTAACAATACTTTTGTTTGGTTTAAACTAGGTTTAACCATTACTACTTTGTAATCAGCGCTATCGGGGTTAACTCTTTCTTCGCTGTTCTCATTGGTGTAATGCGTTGGTTCTGATTGAAACCATATTAAACAAGTTTCTGTAATCGGGTATTCATCAAGCAAATAAACAAGTGTTGCATCGTAGGCCGAGTCGTTAACGCCAAATTCTACTTCGGAAACCTCGCCACCGCTAAAGGCTATGTTTACCTTTGCGGTTTGGGGTTCTTCGTAAATGTAACGTTCTTCGCCTGTCACCCTATAATGGGTAACGCCCTCATCATCAACGTAATCAACAATTTTATCGCCGTTTTCGTCTAATTCGTAAACGGGTTCGCTACCCGTTAACTCTGCATATTTAATTGTCTGCTTGTTACGGGTTAACATTCTCATTGATTACTTGCCCTCGTTGCTAATATCGTATTCGGGAATACCTACAACAATGCTCTTTAAAATCGACAAAAATCCGGCGAATAATGACGCGCCTAAAACATATTTCCAATCAACCTGTGAAAATAACATAGCACCGCCGATCATACCTAAAAGAGTTTCAGCAAATGTATGAATTGCTCTCATTAAAACTTTTTTCCAAAAATCCCAAGAATAAAAATTCTTCATAGTTTTTTTCCTTTCTTTTCGTTTTATGGTAGTCTACCCACCACCTTAACGACTACCGCCCTACAATAACGTTGTTATTATGCTCAATCTTCTTTTGATGAATAAACATTACAAAACGGTAATACTTTCGCTAAAATGGTTTCTTTCTTTGTAAAGGAACGGTTAACGGCGTTTTCGCTGTGTTGTGTCTGATATTCTGCGCCCTCTAACAAGAAGTCGTACAAAACAAGGTCTATCAGCACTTGGCTATATTTTTCCGTTATATCCCTTTCAATATCTTCCGTCTTATATGTGGACGGATAGTGACGATAGGCGATAATGTCTTTTTTCGCCTTGTCTATCAATTGTTCAATTTTGACATCAAGCTTAGGATTTGACGGGAACGTAACAACGTTTTCACCCTCAATGGTTTCAACTTCGTATTCGTCAAGCCTAATCCTTATTTCTTGCAAGGTTGTGTAAGACATTTTCCAACTCCTATACGCCTAAAATCTCTATGATTTCTCTTTTAAGTTCTGCGCCTGTCTTGCTTTGAACGTTTTTAATCCCTACTTCAACCGCTACGTCACGCAAATCTGAAACCGCCATGCGGTTAATCTGATTTCTGCCGTACTTGGGTTCGGGCTTAAAAACTTTCTTGGGTTCTTCTTCAACAGGTTCAAACGTGTTTTCTTCTTTAGGTTCTTCCACTACTGTTTCGGGTGTTTCTTCCTTAACCTCGGCCTCAACCGCGTTAACTTCTTCTTTAACATCGTCTTTGTTGTCGGGTACTTCTTCGCCCGCCAAATACAAAACGTCGTTATAAATAACTCTATATGGATATTTCATGTTTTTTACCTTGCCTTTCGGTGTGCCTATTTTTAAGGGGTGAAACGGTTAGGCAAAACCGCTTTCGTGTCGCGACACTATCACCCCTATAAATAAGTTATGCAATCAACTTAGTAAGCCTTGATTGTGTATACTTCGTTCATTCTTTCAAATGAAGGTAAGCAAATTTCAGAAACGAGTGTCTTGGTCTGTACGGGATCTGTTGTAACAGACATTTGAACAGCGATTCTGTCCTCAATCATTTCAACATCGGCATCGGGTTTCTGTGTCTTTAATCTTTCTTCGGGTGTCACACCGTACCATGCGTTACCAAGATCGCCTTCGGGTAAAAGAACGGCATATCCGGCGGGTAAGAATTTAAGTGTCTGTTCACTTTCATTCTTAAACGCCTTATCGTAAACAAGGATATCAATGCCAAGTTCGGATGAGAAAAGTTCCTTAACACGGGTAGCGTTCATAATTACGCTGGCTGTTACGTTTTGAGCGAGTACCATTGACTTAAGGTTCTTGTTTTCTTTAAGTTTTCCCATTGTTGCTGAATTGATAACCATGTACTTAGGAATAGTACCGTTATCGGTTGCGGTTGAAATAATAGTTTCAACGTCTGTAATGGGATTAGAGTTTGTTGTATCATCCCATGCGTTTGTTCCTGTCAAAGCGGTGTAGTTGTTCTGCGCCCATTCGCCGTTGGGATCGTAGTCGTATTCGTATGTTGCGTTGTCATAAGCGATTGAAATAGCGGGCTTGCCGTTTGATGCGGGGGCAAGTAACTGCCAAATCATCCTTTCGGGTACTACTTCTGCACCGTCAATAAGCGCGTTTGTATCTTTGTAGATATTGGCAACCGCTGAAATTGCGTACTTATCGCCGGATTCTTGAACACGCATAATTTCCTGTTCATCTTCTTCTTTAACAACCATGCTTTCTTTGAAGTATGCCATTTGTGTTTTCTTTACAATAGCGCCCTCTCTTGCTCTGATTGTTGATACTGTATCAAAGGCACTAGCCTTTAATGTTACGGGTACTCCCTTATGACCTACGATCCAAGAAAGGTCAAGCCCCATTTTCTTTTTAGGCGGGAACAATGCCTTACCTAAATATGCAATTTTATTGCTCGCTGATTCAGTCCATACGGACGCAATTTTTGCGGGCGAAACTAAATCTCTAACAAACATATTTTGTTACTCCTTTCCTACTCAAATGTAATGTTGCTAAGTGTGTTGATAAGTGTAGTGTCATAGGTTACACCGCTGTGTGATGCGCCCTGTGATGCGTTAACAGATGCGTAAGCAACAATAAGAGATCCGTTGGGGTTGTCATCGAAAACGTCATTAAGCAAAATTCCTTTTGCGTTGTTTGAACCACCGCTTGTAACCGCCTTGGTTCCTGTTGATGTGATAGGTGTTCCCGCCTTGCACACGCCGTTTGAAAATGCGGTACTAGCAAGTGTTACGGGTACTAAAAGTTCACCGCCTTTCTTTCTTTTTAAGATAGGGGGGTTAGTGAAGATTTCATCTGATGTAAATTTCATATCTCTGTAATCCTTTCCTCGTTTTTAACGATAGTTGTTTATGATATCTGCGGACGCCTTGGCGTTGCCTTTAAGTCCGTTGATAACTGATTGTGTTAAATCGTCTAGCTTGTTATCGTCACCGCCTTTACCGCCCTTGCCAAGTTCGGGGGTTCTTTCAAGTAGTTCCTTTTCGGCAAGTTCTTTGGCTTTCTTTTCGCGGTCTGCGATAATAGCACCAAACGCATCAATGTCAAGCGTTCCGTCTGCCGTAAAGAGTTTTTCTGCATCTTCGCCAACAATACCTTTTTCTGCAAGTGACGCTTTTCTCTGCATTAAGGCGATCTCCTTTTGAAGTTCCGTAACCTTTGCGGTTTGTGTTTCAAGGTCTTTTTGCGCCTTTTCCACTTCGGTTAACTTGGATTCATTGATTTCGTCAATCTGCTTTTGCAATTCTTCGGCTTTCTTGGCATCTTCTTTGTACTTGTTAGCGTTGTCTTTTTCTCTCTGCACTTCTTTGTTGTGAGTGTTTAAAAACGCGCTAATTTGTTCCTCTGTGGCATCGACACCAAAGTTCTGTTTGATAAACTCTTTTACTTCTTCTCTTGACATAATTAAATTCCTTTCTTTTTCCTACGTTTTTTTTCGCGGTACACTTCCGCATTGATTTGCTATTTGACGTATAGTTACTTTATTTTTGAAAAAGCGTCTTGGAGATTCCAACCGCTTTTTATTCTGTAATCAAGTGTGTTACGCTTAATGCCTAATTCTTTACTCCAATCTTCTATTATCTTTGTTTTTCCATTAAACGTTATCCACGCATTATCTGTTCTGTTCCTTGCTTGTTCCGCAAACGTAGCCCACCTACAATTAGTAGGCTCATAATTTCCGTTAACATTAATACGGTCAATTGATAATTCATCCGAATATCCGTTAGCAATAGCCCAATCATAAAATGTTGTAAAATCATCTAGCCACTCATTACAAACGGTTATTCCTCTAGCCCCGTAATGTTTATAGTTTATGTCGTTGCGGTAATAGCAACGTTTTTTCATGTTTTTGTAAATACTGTAAAGTCGCGGATTTGTTTTTGTTGTGATTTTCTTTTTGGAGTAACAACCGCACGATTTTGTGTGACCGTTTACAACATTCCCCAAGTTTTTTTCTACAACGTTTCCGCAATCGCACCTAAAGCGCCAAATTATATTTCCGTACTTGGTTTTTCCACACGGTTCTATTGCGGTAAGCTTATTAAATCTCTGTCCTCTGACATCGGATTTTTTCATTTTTCTACCCCTTTCAAGGTAGAAAGTGGCGGGAGCGTACCCCGCCATGCCTTACTTTCTATTATTTGTTGTATATAAAAAAGCCGTATTGCTACGACTTATTTACACTTGGTTC